GCGTTAAAGAAGACACAGAAGTCCCTGAAGAAGTGGACTAAGCAAAAGTGGACGACACCAAGCGGTAAGAAGTCTTCTGAGACTGGTGAGGTGTATGCTCCTAAAAAGACGATACAGAAACTGAAGTCCACCGCAGCAGGACGTAAGAAGCTAGCAGCGGCTAACCGTAAAAAGCGTGAGGCTACAAAGAAGGGCAAGCAACACGCTAGACACGGTTTGCACAAAGGTAAAAAAAGATAAAGAAAACTCTTGACTTTTGTTCAAAAATATGTTATAATACTACTATAGTATGCTTTAGTATACTTAGTCATGTTGTATAACTACTACAAACTGTCCTATAAGGAGAAACAGTTGATGAACGATACTAACAGAGAGTTAGAAAAATACTACGAAGATATGCTTGCGATGTTCCGAACTGATGGCTGGAAGGTTCTTATGGAAGACTTACAGACCAACGGAACAGGTATAAACAACGTAGAAGCAACAAAAGACGTTGAAGACCTTTACTTTCGTAAGGGACAACTTTACGTCATAGCTACACTGCTCAACCTTGAAGAGCAAATCAGAGACGCTTACGACAACTTAGGTAATGAAGATGTTGAGGGCGTTTGATTTTAAGTGTAAGAACGGTCATGTCGAAGAACGCTTCGTCAAACCGGGTACAAAGGAAGAGGAGTGCCGCATCTGTGGCGAACCCTCTTTTAAACAAATGCCAGCTCCACGTTCTTGGACAGAGAAACATAATGGCGTTACGTCAGACAACTGGGTCAAGAAACGTGAGAGTCACATGGCTAGAGAACGTAAGGCAAATTCTTAGGTGCAACAGAACCCTTACATAATATAAACCCTCCATAATGAGAAATCACGGAGTTTAATAATGGCAGCACGAATCATTGAAGAGCGTCCAGTAGAACTAGAAGACGACAACGAAGTAACAACGGACATCAACGCAGAACAAGAACAGGAAGCTCCACCAGAGCCAACCCCTGAACCGACTGAACAAGAAGATGACCTCCCCGAAAAGTACAGAGGGAAATCTACCGCAGAAATTGTAAGGATGCATCAAGAGGCTGAGAAGCTCTTGGGTAAACAAAGCGGTGAAGTAGGAGAACTTCGTAAGGTTGTTGACGACTACATACAGACACAACTCGACACCACAGCACCACAAGAAACAAAAGAAGTTGAACAAGAAGAGATTGATTGGTACTCTGACCCCGATAAAGCGATGGAACGAGCTATTGCTAATCACCCTTCAATTAAGAAGGCAGAGGAAGCAGCCGCAGAAAACGCTAGGTCTTCAGCGATGTCACAGCTACAGTCACGACATCCAGACATGGAAAACATAGTCAAAGACCCTAAGTTTGTAGAGTGGATTAAAGCCTCTAAGATTAGAACACAGCTTTTTGCACAGGCAGACCGCAACTATGACTACGAAGCAGCGGATGAGCTTTTTAGTAACTGGAAGCAACTCCAAGGCGCAGTAGCTCAAGCTGCAACTGCTGAAAAAGACAGCCGGAAGCAGGCAGTAAACAAAGCCTCTACCGGTAGTGTTAAGGGAACTGGGGAAAAGAAGCCAAAGAAAGTCTATCGACGTTCAGACATTATTAAACTAATGAAGGAAGACCCTAAGCGGTACTTAGCTCTTTCTGATGAAATCACTAAGGCTTATGCTGAAAATAGGGTTCGATAACTTAATTTTTATTATAAGGAATTTATATTATGGCTACTAGCACTTATCCCGCACAAGGCGGTACGGTTGACAATACTTCCGCAGCAACTTTTATCCCAGAAATTTGGAGTGACGAGGTTGTCGCTGCATATGAGAAGAATCTCGTTCTGGCTAACCTCGTAAAGAAAATGTCCATGACTGGCAAGAAGGGTGACACTATTCACGTACCCAAGCCAATTCGTGGTTCTGCTAACGCTAAGGCAGAGAACACTGCTGTAACTATTCAGAACGCTACTGAGTCCGAAGTACAGGTTACTATCGACAAGCACTTCGAATACTCTCGCATGATTGAAGATATCACTGAAGCTCAGGCTCTGGCATCTCTGCGTCAGTTCTACACTAGCGACGCTGGTTACGCTCTGGCAAAGCAGGTTGACGACGACCTGTTTGACCTGTCTAAGTCTCTGGGTGATGGCGATGGTTCTGACTACACTCACAGTGCTTCTTTTTACATCGACGCTTCTACTGGTCTGACTGCTTACGCTGAAGACACTGTTGCTTCTGCTGACGTATTCACCGACGCTGGCTTCCGTGCTCTGATTCAGAAGATGGACGACAACGACGTTCCTATGGACGAGCGTTGCTTCGTAGTTCCACCTTCTCTGCGTAACGCTATCATGGGCATTGACCGCTACCAGTCTTCTGACTTCGTAGATGGTCGTGGCGTTCAGAACGGTCAGATTGGTACTCTGTACGGTGTTGACGTATTTGTATCTTCTAACTGTCCTACAATCGAAACTGCCGCTAACAACAGCGCAGGTGGCGATGTACGTGGCGCTCTGCTTCTGCACAAAGACGCTTTCGTCATGGCAGAGCAGCAGGGTATCCGTTCACAGACTCAGTACAAGCAAGAGTTCCTCGGCACTCTGTACACTGCTGACACTCTGTACGGTACTAAGGTACTGCGTCCAGAAAACGGTTTCCTGCTGGCTGTTAACAACTAAGCCTAGAGGTAATCATGGGGGCTTCCTTCGGGGAGCCTCCTTTCTCTTTTTCGGGCCTTAGCGCCTTTCTATACTAACATAGGAAAACATTATGTCAAAGCTGACAATTGATACAAACGCCAAACCCATTCAAGTTCTTCGTCCTGACAATGTTCGTGTTGTTGACATCTCAGGCACTGCGGCATCCGCTGGTCTTCCTTTTGATTCTGAAGTTCGTGTAGCTCGTATCGTTGCTACTGTTCCTTGTCACTATCGTGTAGGTGAAGGCACTACTGCTGCTACCCTTAATAATAACTTTCTCCCTGCCAACACCATCGAGTATATCCATATCTACGATGATGACCGTATTTCATTAATTACGTCAGGCGGTACAGGTAAAGCCTACGTTACAGCGATGATTTAAGTCATGTTTGGTTTAGGTGTAAATAAACTAGGCATAAACGTGGCTGCTGACCCTGTTGCCGTTTTGTTTTCTAATGGTGAGGAAGGTGCTTGGTACGACATTTCTGACCTGTCTACATTGTTCCAAGAAGACGGTACTACTCCTGCTGTTGTTGGTCAGGAAGTAGGTAAAGTTCTTGACAAGTCAGGCAACGGTAATCACTTAGTACAAACTACAGCAACTAATTGCCCTATCTTACAGGTAGAGAATGGTCGTTACTACTTAGACTTTGACGGTGGTGATGGTCTTCAAGCATCCGCTATAGACATGACTGGCACTAATCAGATGACAGTATGTGTTGGCTGTAAGAAAGACACAAACGACACAATGGCTATTGCTGAGTTTTCTTTGAACGTGGGCGGTAATCAAGGTACTTTCCGAATAGCCTCTTTGTCTAACGTATGGCGTTGGACTTCTAGGGGTGATAGTACAGTTAACGTCAACTCTACCGGAACTACTTATGGTGCGGGTTCGTTAAGTGTTCTTACAGGACAAGCAAGTATTACTGGAGACACCTCCTCTCTTAGAATTGATGGTGCATTAAACAACGATTCTACCGCTGACCAAGGCACTGGCCCTTATGGTAACCACACGTTAAACGTAGGCGCTAGAAACGCAGGTGCAAGCATTCAGTTAGACGGGCGTATCTACGGCCTTGTTGTTCGTGGTGCTTCTTCTACTGCTACTGAAGTAGATAATCTTGAAGATTATATGGGACGTAAAACAGGAGTAGCTGTATAATGAAAACATTTGCAACAGTTATTGTAACCAAAGGAAACCAGAGCGCAGCACAGGCAGTTACGTCTGTAGATATGTTCCGTGCTGAACTGAAGAAAGGTTTGAGTCGTTACTTTTTTAGTTCCGGTTACTTCCCAACCAGCCAGTATCAAGCTCTTGTTGATGGTGGTTTAATACACGAAGAGGAGCTGGACTCAACAGTAAGCACCTCAGATACATTTGCAACCCTCGGTATGACACGAGTATCAGAGGAATAAAGGACTAATCACATGGTAGAGGAAACTAAAGAAGTTATGGATATAGCCGCTGGCACTACAGCAATAGCTACATTAGCAGCGTGGCTTCCACCCGTTGCTTCGTTATTTACAATCATCTGGTTTGGCATCCGTATCTGGGAGTCGGACACAGTACAACAACTGACAGGTAAAAAGTAATGTCTATTCTCAATGCGCTAATACAACCAGTTACAAGTATTCTTGACAAGGTTATCCCCGATGCTGACACTAAGCAGCGGATAGCGCATGAGATTGCGACTATGGCAGAGTCACACGCACATGAAATAGCAACAGCACAAATTGAGGTGAACAAAACTGAAGCAGCGAGTAAGAACTTATTTGTGGCTGGTTGGAGACCGGCTGTCGGTTGGGTATGCTGTCTGGGCATGGCAGGTAACTTCTTGGTCATACCGTTGGCAAACTTTGCGCTTGCTTTATCCGATTCTACAATCGTGGTTCCCCTTATAGATTTGTCAACTATGTTACCCGTACTTATGGGTATGCTTGGGCTTGGTGGCTTACGAACATACGAGAAGACTAAAGGAGTCAAGTAGTGGCTTTAGTTGATGTAGGAATATACCCACAAGACTATACCGATAAGGGTCAGTTTTATGCTGACTACTTAGGCGCGTACGGTACTCAGACGGGAGACTATGTAGGTTCTACGTTGGGTGATGACTTTTACAGCGCGTATGATGAAACATGGGCTACTGCTCCCGACCCCGAAACATACAGAGGTGGGGAACTTAGTTCAATTTACAAGGACGACTTAAAAGCGTGGCAGGAAGGAACAAACGTAGGTTCCACTATTACCCCCGGAGGTGTTGATGTAGGTAATGTAGGTGAGGAAGAAGTTGTCAGCCTTGCTAGTACATTTGATGACACAGACCCGTTTGCACCAGACATGGGCGCTGGTTCTGGGTTTAGGGAAGAAGGAGACGTTACTCCTCCTACATATACGTCTACTCCAGAAACACAGGCTGACTTCTTAAACACCGTAGACATTATGCGTACTCAGTACGGTAATCGTCCTCTTGAAGACCTGTGGTTTGCTTTTGAAAGAGAGTATCAGTATCAACCAGAGCTGCTTGCACAGGCAAAAGAAGACTATATGGCTTTGTCTCAAGGAAGCCAAGCCGGGGACTTTACTGACCGCCTGACAGCTATTGGTGTGTCTGCTGAAGATATGCCTGAGTTTACATACGGTGAAAGTTTTGATACCTTTGGGGACTCTTTAGTATCCAATGAAAGAGACTTTTACGGTATCTATGACGACCAAGCATTAGAAACTTATGGTAACATATACTCCGATTTGCAAGGACTAGATGGACGTACCTTTGTAGAAAACTACGGTAGTTTAGATAGAGACGATAAGAAAATATATCTGTACGAAGCGTTCAAAGCGGGAGATATTACGGAAGACCAGTATCAAGAAAACATGGCTGGTATTCTGGCTTCTGAAGGTAAGCAGGTTATTAAAGACCCTAATGACGGTGAGTACAAGTACTACAGGGAAATAGGTGATGGTCAGTACGCTTTCTACAAGATTAACCTGACCCCAGAAGACTACTACAACACGTTCACCACAGGGGGTGGTCAAGACACATTGTGGACAAACCAAGGCGCTCGTGATGTAGTACGTGACGCTAACCGACTTGGTGTTGATGTAGATAAACGTAAGGAAGTTGCTTTCTTAGAACAAGGCATCGGTTCTTTCGGTGAGGATGCTACGGTACGTCAGACTACTTCTGAGTTTTTTACGTCAGGAATACTTGATAATCCGCTGACTCAGATAGTTGCCGCGATGACAGGCATGACTGCACCATTAAACGCTTTGAAGGCGGGTGTTAAAGTAATTAACGGTGACACACTACATGGTGAAGACTGGGCATCACTGGCTACGCCTACTCTTGAAAAGTTAGGTATTATTAATGAAGCAACAAATATAGGTATTGGTGGCTTAGATTACAACCAGACTGTAAACGCTATTAACGCTATGGGTAGTGGTGACCCTGTAGATGTTGTAATGGACACATGGGGCAACGACATTGTAAACGATGCGCTAGCTGATGTGGGTCTAGACTTAGACGAATTACCTCAAGGTGTTAAGGAAGGTATCAACGAAACAGTAAACGGTATGCTGTCTGGCGATAGTTTTGAAGAGGCCGCACAGGAAGGTGTATTGACTTATCTGGAAGAGTCTCCTATTGGTGAAGTAGTAGAAGACAAAATTAAAGAAGTAGGCAGCACTATTGATGACGAAGTAATACAGCCAATTCTTGATGTTATACCTGAGTTAGGGACATTGGTTCCTGAGATAGTATCTCCTACTTGAATATTTTCTATAGAATCAACTTTAATAGTATTAACACCCACCGCAACTGCTGGTGCTGAAATTGTAAAATTGGGAACTTCTGTGAAAAACTGTCCACCACTGATTGAAATACTAGTGATTCCACTGTTAGTAATTGTGGTTGTAAATGAAACTGAACTGGAATCAGCAGTTGATCCACCACCAACAACTATGATAGATGGAGCAGCATTATATCCTGTGCCAGAGTCTGTGATAGTCAAAGAACCAGTCAAAGTTCCACCCACACCTATATTTGTTGTTGATCCAATGCCAGCAGCTGTGGTTCCCTGATTAACTAAAACAACAGTCTCGCCATTTGTAAATTCAAGATTATCATCTATAGGAATAAAGGATCGTGATGAATATAACTTAATTTGGTTGTTAGGTGCTAATTTTTTTATATAATAAATTCCTTCTTCTAATCCACCTAAGACTAAATTTGGATTTTTAGGTTTGTAAAAAACTGAATCACCGGTAATAAACCTTGTATTTTGGGGAAATGAAATTATTGAATATTTTTGACTTACGTTACTAAAACCTTGAATGTTAATACCTGCAGAACTAGGAATCGTACTCTTAAAAACAGTTTCCTGTATATCGTATGATGGTAACGAAGTTGAAGCTACATAATATTCATCATCATCTTTGTTATAAACATTTTTACCAATTGCAATACAATCAGCACCAACTTCAGAACCCGGTCCTATTTGATAACTCTTATATCTACCTTGGTTATCTGCGTTATAATGAAATAAAATATCACCAGCAGTTTCTCTGTGAAGACCATCTAAAGAACCTTTTAATATTCCAACAACGGAGCTA